TAATAATGCTGATTACCTAAGAATACGATTTCTTCCTTAGGGTCGAATTGTTTTAACTGACCTAATACCTCCTTAGACCATTTTCGGAAAAATTCATTTTCTCGTTCAGGTACCATTAGGTCATAAGGTTCAATCACTTTATCAGCTGGAATAATACCATACTTAGCGCTTAGGATGTAAATCGGGACATCTGGGTATAAGGATTTAGCGTACTTCAATTTACCCTTAAATACGGAGCCTATGTAGATATCAATAGCTTTAGCTGGACAAGCTTGTTTAGCTTTACCGCAAGTAATAATTACAATCACAATTGAATCTCCTCTCCGTACCATCTATCTACAATACTAGGGTCACACTTCATAGGTAAGCTAATAATATCCTTAGCGGCTTCAATCATAACTTCCGTTAATCGTTGCGCCCCTCGTTTTGCGTTCTCCTTAGGAATCTCACCTAATAACTCGTCATGTACTGGAATCATTAAATGGAATCCTAATTTTTTCAGTTCGGGGTCATTGTGTACCTTAATCATGGCGTATTTTGTCATGTCAGCGGCGGTTCCCTGAATCACGGAGTTTAGACATTGACGTTCAGCATCTGCTATCTTACCTCCGTTATCATGAATCTTAATACCCTCTTCTAATGCACGTGACTTAATTTCGTTACGTTTTTTGAATCCCCATGCTCTGTCCAACTCTGCCCAATATTGTTCAATAATGTAGTCAGGAACTTCAGTTGACCCTTCAGCTTTTCCATCAAAGTCTAATGGATCAAAGTTCTCATTCTTACTAGCGTCTACATACTCGAAAGTATACTGAGGTAGACTCATGTCAGGAAGTCGTCTGCGTCGACCTGTAGCCGTTTCCGTGTATCCGTAGTCAATAGCATGTTGCTGAACGAATACAATGTATTCAGCCACCTTATGAAATTGTTTAAAGAAGTCCTCCATAACCTTAGAAGCTTCCTTCACGCTCACCTTCATTTGTTCAGCGATACTAGCCGCACCACGACCGTACATCAAACCTAATAGAACGGACTTCACATTGTTACGGCGTTTCTTTCCTTCAGGATTAGTAGTTCCGTCCGGATTAAACTCCAAACAGTTTTCGTATTCGGTATGATATAGTTTCGAACCAATTACTGCATACAAGTCTAAATTCTGCTCGTAAGCGTGAATCATATTTTCATCACCACTTAACTCCGCAAGTGACCGAGGTTCTTGTTGAGAGTAGTCACTACCTATAATGTAATGTCCAGGACTTGCCGCAAAGATTTGTCGAACGACTGCTCCCTCACCACGTGATGGAATATTTTGTAGGTTAGGCCCTTCGCTTGACATACGTCCTGTCTTAGCCCCGTACTGCTTGAAATTAGTGTGAACACGATTGTCAGGTTTAGCTAAATACTCGTCTAACGTCATGTAAGTCGAAACTAATTTTGCGTACTTACGGTATTGAAGTAAAGCCTTAGCAATAGGAATGTCCCATGCTTTAACAATATCTACACCGGTTCCTCTAGGACTTCTATCGTCGTTGCTCTTTAGACCTAAAATGTCGTAGAACAGAATCGCAAGTTGTGTACTACTTGAAATCGAAACAGTCACTTCGCCCTTACCGTTCAGCGTTAGCTTTTGGTATTGCTGGAAGTTAATGGTTCGAAGATCTTCAATCTCAGGAGCGTATTTAACTACCTCATAATTGAACAATTCTTCGGCCTCCTCCATCTTTTGTTCGAACTCGGCTTTAATCTCTGCGAGTTTCACCTCGTCCAAGGCTACCCCGTAAGACTCCATATCGAACAAGACTTTGATGAGTGGAAGTTCAATATTCTGATAAACTTCACTTACTCGCTCTAAATTACAAGATTTACATTCTTCGGTTCCTGGAGTAAGGTACTTCTCTTGGAACTTGTAAAGCTCGTATGTCTGTAGTGGGTCAAACGCCGCATACATATAGGCTACATCTGGAGGAATTAAACTAAATGGTATTCCTTTGAACAAGTCATTGAACTTCGCGACTTCTGCGTTCTCGTCCTCCTTCACATATTTAGCGTAAAGAAGTTTCAATGAGTGTGGTTCATTTTCGTTTAGTAAGTTTGACGCAATGTAAGTATCCCATAACGGGTCAGGCATTCTAATACCTAATTGCCAGTAGATACTATTAATATCAAACTTACCTAAATGGTACACAAACTTCACATCATATTCAATCATTTCTTCAATGAACTCTTTCATCACCTTTGGATCGATTTGATCTTTTATGCGCTGTTTAGTTAAATTGCTACGGTGGTTCAGTGGAACGTAAATAGCCTTTTCACCTTCCGTATACAAGCAGACACCTACGAGGTCCTCGTGTATCGAGTCCTTACCGTTAGTCTCCACGTCTAAGGCTACAATTCCATTTTCAATACAAACTCCTATATACTCATCAAGTCGGTCCTCGTCTGTAACTAGTTCCAATTTAGGAAGCACATCTTTTAAAATGCGTTTAGACATAGCTTTTGCTCTAGCTACCGCATCTCGTAAATGGTCACCACTAATATAGGTAACCTCTACCGAATCTTTACGGTTGCGCTTCTGGGCTAGTAACTTTTGGTCAGACTTTCTACCTCCTCGTGTAGGTATTCCGAATAATCCTTTTTGTGTCATTGTTTACCTCTCTAAAATAAAAAGGAAGCTAAATTGCTTCCTCTTAGAATCGACCACCTCTAGTACGTGGACCGGATGTACGTGGTCCGGACGTACTAGGTCCACGGCGTGTTACTGATTCACGTGCATGACTACGAGAACCTGTGTCACGACTAGAACCTCTACGAGGTGTAGACCCGCTAGAGCGTCGTGAGGAATTATCCTCTAGTGTGAACTTACCATCTAGTACATCGTACATCTGGTCTGAACTTAGGTCCAAGATAAGGGTACCTAACAACTCCGATTTCTCTGGGAAGTCGTCAAGTGTCACATCTGGATCAGCTGCTTCTGGGAAAAATTCGTACGTAGTACGTTGGTCACCTTTCTTACCGCTTCGAACAATTTCAAACGGTTGGTTGACAAGTGGTCCATACTTGTTAATGAGTGTAACAATCTTGGACACATAGCTACGACCTCGATCCCATGTTTCGACCTGATCAGTGTTTTCGTTATAAAGTTGAAGGAATAGCTTCTCTACACGAGGGAATCCTTCTTCACACAATGGACAATCTTCTGGATGAATGCTTTCACCATCTTCGCTAATAGCTAGACAGTTTACATAGCGTTCACGCCCATCAATGTCTGCACGGTGAACTACAAAATAATCCATATCTTGTCCATCCGGATCTTCGTACAGGAATGTAACGACTGCTGAATCCTTATCGTCAGCTAAACTAAAGAATCCGTTCCCGTTACCGGTTCCATAACTACCGGAATTATTAATACTTACTCGACCCATCTTGGTCCTCCTTTAAAGTGTTTAAGTGTATAAGGGTTTAAGTGTATAAGTGCCTTATAGTTTAATATACACCTAATTTAGGTGTAGGGTATACTAGTTTAGGAAATTATCCAACTTCTTAGCTAGTGAACGTTTAATCCTTGCTACCGCCGCACGAGTAACGCCGATTTCTTTAGCAACTTCTGCGTCAGTTAGGACTTGACCGTTTCGTACAATACATTCGATATAAGCGTATTGCTTATCTGTTAAAGGTAGGGTAGGTAGTGAAGTAGTAATGTCAATAGCTGACCAATCCTCTTCCACACCCTGTGAATAAAATACATTGTAATTATCCACATCGTCACAAGACGTGTTACCTTCCCACTCTACATCTACATACCAATCTCGTTGTACAGATGTGACCTTTAAATGTCGATATTCATTACGCATCGTGTTCCGCATAAGTCTTGTGACATAAGTAGCAAAATTAGCTCCAGCGTCGATTCTAAACGTACTTAAAGCCTTATCTAATGTACTCCAAACAAAGCTATCTACATCTTCTCGGCTAAAGCTAAAATAGCGTTGTCCGATTTTATGTAACATACCTGAGTACCGTGAATATACCACGGCAAGGGCTCCGTTAGGGTCCACATTATACAAGGCTACACAATCAGTATCCGGAACTGTACCAATACAGTCCACAATATCATTCACAAGTTTGTTCATTGTTTAATCTCCTAAAGAAATTGTATAAGTCTATTATACATTATCGGGTAATAAATTACAAGACCAAATCTGTAAAATCTATTAATTCCGGCTTATCATTTATATCCCATTTATTGTCCCAAAATTCTGCTGGGTAGTTTAGGAAGTATACTACCTTATCCTTACTTAGTCGCTGACGAATTTTGCAACTAGCTTTATATCCAGCCTCATCTGGGTCTAACGCTAATACAATAGTTCGGAAAGGCATCTTCCTTAAAAGTTCAAATTGATTGCCTCCACCTACTCCCATAAGAGCTACAGCAGGGATTCCAAGTGTCCAAAGTGTCAGGCAGTTGATAGCCGATTCAGTGACATACAGTTTCGAACTATCTTCGAACCTATCTCGGTACTTTAATACCTCGTAAGCCCCGTACAGAAATTCGGTCTTAGGGTCACTTTCCCCGTACTTATGGAATTTCTGTCCTACACTCCGTCGGTTAAAGAATACGGTATTTCCTTCCATATCCCTAACCGGCATTGTAATACAATCGTTCAGTTTGTCATAACCTACGTCAAATAGTTCGATAATCTCATCAGTTAGTTTGCGTTTGTACATATACGGATGAATCCATCTGTACTTCTCCAACTCCTCTTCGGATATAATGGAGTACGACCGTTTTGCCACCTTACTACCTTTACGCAGACCTAAATCTAATAAAGGTCGGACTTGCTCCTCGCCGGATAGGAAGTTCCGTTTTAACCATTGGTTACCGTAGAAACCTCCGTCCGTTCGATTAAATAAGTCACTAATAAATTCGTTCAGTTTTGCTGTGTAACCGCAAGTGAAGCAATGAACTGTACCTGCTTCAATTAGTCGTGTACCTGAGTATGTAACCTCCCTGCTCATTCCACAAGATGGGTGGTTCTCCATACCGTTGCCATGGAATGGACAGGAGAATTGCATATTCGAACCTAAGCTCTTCGTACGTCTAAATAAGGTACGTCCATAGTCACGCTCAAGTTCGAAAGTAAGTCGCTGAATAATTTGCTCACACGTAGCATCAATATATAATCCATTAACTTTCAAAATGCTTCTACTCCTTCCCGACTCACTTGTTTTTGCAACTTATTAGAAGACTGGCGGGCTTTCAACATAACAGGACTAGACTTGTCTTCCGTGTCGTCGTCATTCTTAAAGCCTATAAGAGTGTAGGTACCCGTAGTGACGTCCCACATATACTCAATAGTTTTGTTATCTTCACCGTACCGGTTCTTCACTACAGACAGTCTAAGAATACCATTAGCCTCGTCCCGTTGCATTGTAATAACTCGACTAGCGTTCTGTCCTACAGCGTCAGACTCTGCGATATGTTCTAATTGAATAGTATCGTTACCGCCGTCTTTTGCCGCCCGTCCAGCCTGTACATTTAGTACAATAGGGATTCCATATTTAGCTGATAGCTTATACAAGTCCATGGTAATATTAGCGTACTGAATACGCTTCTGTTCCCTACTTGGTATGGATTCGTTCATAAGGGACAGTTGGTCAATACCTACCACCTTAGGTTTGTACTTCTGAATCATACTGTCTAATAACGCCGGGGTCATGTTACGTCCACCGATCATCATTGGAGTAACGACTACGAGAGGAGTATCACTATCTTGCATGAGTTCGATGTGATCCTCGTACTTCTTCAGCTCGTTATCGTTCCAGACCCCTTTAGTAATGGAATTAATACTTACATTAGATAGTAAGGTGTCGATACGAGAACCAACTTGCATTTCACTCATTTCCCCGGAATAAAGTAAAACAGATTGACCCTGTTTCCACGCAGTAGCCATCATCTTATCTAACGTCCAAGACTTACCTTGTCCAGGTCGTCCTACAATAACAATGAGTTCCTCTCCGGGTAACATTCCACCTAATACATCATCTAATAGTTCAAATCCTGTAGATACTCCTAATAAGTCACCCGACTTATCTGCAATGTCCATAGCCCAATTAAAACGGTCGTACGCTGATTTAGTTAAGTCTACACCGCCTACGAATTTAGATTGCTGGATCAGCTTTTCAAGTTTTGGTAAAATGTTCGATACAGCTATACTTGAATCAGTTTGCATATCCTCAGCCGCCTGACTAAGGATAGGTACCATCGCATTATATAAATGCTCCTCCCTTATCTTATCTACTAAATAAGCATCAGTTTCTAAAATGTTCAGAAGTTCGAATCCAGGAAAATGTTCAAGTACAGTCTCGTCATCTGGGACATTCCCATAGTTTCGAACATGATCCATAATGAACTCATATTCGGGATAATAGTCACTGAAGTATTCGTCCGTTATACCGTTGTTAACTAAAATAGAAGTACTCTTGTCCTGAAGTACTTTATTCAGTACCTGTAGTTGAATCACGTTTAGCCCCCAATCTATTTCCGTGCATGTCGTACATTGGATAGAATTTATGACCGGGTTGGTCACCTAACCATAACCCGGTATCGTCCATAGATAAGTAATAAGCGTTACGATACTGCTCCTCTACCTGCTTTACTTTGGAATTAGTATAGGCTAGCATACTGACTACCCCTATTACTACGCCTAATAGTACGGAACTAATCACGAGGGATAGTAACCTTTTCGACTTCGAAGTCATAAATATTCTCCTTCCAGTATTTATACATAAAATCAAGAAGCCGTTCGTCGTACTCCCGAATTTCCTGTTCAGTTAAGAACAAGTTATCAAGTAGATATATAGAAGCGCTAATTGGCTTTAGAAGACAGCACTTAACTATCTCACCCCGAACATTCTTATAAATCATAGGTACTAGATTCTTATCTAGTACTAAATACTTAGGCTCTTTCAAAATCTTTTACCTCCTGCGGGGTATATCCTCGAACATTCGACGCAGTGAACTCTACGACAGTTGAGGTATCATATATTCGGCTGTACAAACGCTTTCCTAATACGTCCTGAATCTTTTCATCCGAATAGTTAGTAGTATAGATAGTACATAAGTTATTATCTACCCGATAGTTAATAAGGTCGTAGAAATGATTGTAGGAAACTTGCGTAACCCTACCTGACCCTACTTCATCGATTACTAATAATCTGCAAGTCTTTAGCCGGTTCAAGTAGTTAAAAAATTCAATACTAGTTTCGAAGTAACCGAAGTCGCCAAAGATTTCTAACATAGAAGAACTAACACAAAATACCCCTTTAACATCTAATAGTCCATCTAAAGCAGTTTCGGCGATGTAACGTTGTAACAATCGAATCGCCCAACTAGTTTTACCATTTCCTACAGTACTACTAGTAATGACAACATTTCGACCCTCGTTCACATTTTCAACAACATTCGACCTATAATCCTCCAGCCACTGCCAGGCTAAATCATCAGCCTTTCGCGGAACTAGATTTTGAGGCACTAAATATTTCTTAGGTACTCCTGATTCAACTAATAATTGATGAACTTTTCTTTTCCATATTTCATTTACGTCCATTATTTTACCTTTCTAAAATGTTCAGTTTGCCCTTAATTTTTTTTAACATTTTATTAGTCCATATACCTAAAATAGTTCAATACCTGTATATATG